CTTGCCGAGGGCAACGTACCTGAACCAGCAGAGGTGACAGAATGACAGCAACAGCTTTAGCTGCGGTAGGTAGTAATGCCAACGAGAACGGCACACTGATTATTTCCGGTACGGCGGTAAGTGCTTCTGGTACGTCTGTTGATTTCACAGGCATCCCGTCGTGGGCAAAGCGGGTTACTGTGATGTTTAGTGCAGTAAGTACAAACGGCTCAAGCAGTTGGCAAATAAGATTAGGCACATCAGGTGGGGTAGAAGCTACCGGATACGCTTCGGCTAGTATGTATTGTTCAACAAGCGGTCTTAACGCTGTCAATTCAACTACCGGATTTCAATTCCATAATATTGGAGCGTCTTATAATTTTAATGGCTCAATGACAATAACAAACCTAACGGGCAATACGTGGACTGAAACAGGTTCGGTGTCAAACACTACCGGCGGTGATTTTATGTATTTTTCTTCTGGGGCAAAAACTTTAGCTGGGGTTCTTGACCGCGTCCGTATCACCACCGTCAACGGCACAGACACCTTTGACGCTGGCACAATCAACATTTTGTGGGAATAAGCTATGGCCTTGACTAAAGTACAGCCCGGACTTCTTGAGGCAACAGGCACCGCAAGTCCCTCTACGTTTTTGCGTGGTGATGGTGCGTGGTCTACGACTATAACGTCGGGTACGGCTGTTACAGCATCAGGTACTAGCGTTGACTTTACTGGTATACCTAGTACGGCAAAGCGGGTTACGGTGATGTTAAATGGAATTAGTCTTAGTGGAAGTTCGTCACTGCGTTTTAGGCTAGGAACGGGCGGTACGGTTGTAACATCTGGGTACTTGGGGACAGGTTCTAACGCAAATGGCACACCACCAACTCAGTCTTTTACCGCAGGTTTTGATATGTATGGTGGATTGAGTGCTGCAACTGCTGGCTACGGAAGTATTGTGTTTACCCTCTTGGGCAGTAATGCTTGGACCGCAAACGGAACTATAGGTACGTCGCTTCCAAGCGTAAATTCTATTGCTGGATCAGTAACACTTGGTGGTGCTTTAGATATAGTCCGTATCACCACAGTCAACGGCACAGATACCTTTGATGCAGGAACAATCAATATTCTTTGGGAGTAAGAAGTGATCGACCCGGTAACAATTGGTCTGGCTGTTGCTGGGGTTAAAGCTGTTGTTACCGGAGTAAAAGAAGCCGCAGCTCTTGCCAAAGAAGCTTTTGATGAGATTAATGGCGCGGTGGAATCAGGAAAGACGCTGGCCGACTCCATGTCGGGTGTCACCAAGTTTTTTTCGGCTGCGGGCAAATACGAACACCAACGAACACAGCTTGAAGAGGCTAAGGTAGCCCAAGAGGCGGCGGTTGCAAAAGGTGAGCCCGTACCTGATTACGTCTCAGACGCTGAGTACGTCATGGAATTGATGATCATTGATCGTCAGATCAAGCAGTATTACGACAACATCAAGCACATCTTTACTTATCACTTTCAAGAAGCCGGAATGTGGGACGAGTTCTGGCAACGCATGGGTAAGCTTCGCTCCGAGCGTGAGGCAAAAGCCGAAGCCCTGCGTCAAGCAGAGACTGAAAAGCGGCTGCATGAGAAGGCTGAAGCGATGAAGAAGCGCCGCGCCCGAGTTAAGCAGCTTGAGACGATACAGGCCGTGGGGGCGATGGTTGTTGTATTCGCATTAATTGTCGGGTTTGGTTATTTTATGCGGTGGATGTTCCAACAAGGAGGTTGACATGCTAGGACTTGACGCGCTGCTGGGCATTGGCGGCAAACTGATCGACAAACTGATTCCTGACCCTGAACAGAAGGCTAAGGCGCAGCTTGAGCTTGCCAAGATGGCTCAGGATGGTGAGCTTGCCAAGATGGCGAATGAAACGGACTTGTACAAGTCTGAGCAGAACAACCTGACTGAGCGCTTAAAAGCCGACATGGCAAGCGATAGCTGGCTGTCCAAGAACATCCGACCGCTGACGCTGGTGTACATCTTGGTTGCCTACATGGCACTGGCAATCCTTGACGCTGCGCTGGTTGACATTGCAGACTCGTTTGTTGAACTGCTAGGCCAGTGGGGGATGCTCGTGATGTCTTTTTACTTTGGCGGCAGAACGCTTGAAAAGATCATTGATATGCGGGCGAAGAAATGAAAGAGAACTTTGACGAAGCCCTGAAGGCAATCCTTAAACACGAGGGTGGCTTTGTAAACCATCCCAAAGATCCCGGCGGCATGACCAATCTGGGTGTGACCAAAAAGGTGTGGGAAGAGTGGGTAGGCAAGGTGGTGGATGAGGCGGCAATGCGTGCCCTGACCCCTGAGATTGTCGCCCCAATGTACAAAAAGAAATACTGGGATGCCGTAAGGGCTGATGAGATGCCTGACGGGCTGGATTACCTGATGTTTGACTTTGCGGTCAACGCTGGCCCCGGCAGAGCGATTAAGACCATGCAGAAGGCTGTAGGGGCAACCCCGGACGGTGCTATCGGCCCTAAGACCATGCAGGCATTAAAAGATGCCAATCAGGGGGAATTAGTGGCAAAATTCAGTGCAGAAAAGGAAGCGTTTTACCGCAGTCTGCCTACGTTTGCGACCTTCGGTAAGGGCTGGCTGCGCCGGGTGGCGGAGGCCAAGACTCATGCTGAGACGATGATTGCCTAAAAACACAATGCGGCGGAGGAAAAATGAAAGACGTTTGGGAGAAGCCAAGGCCAAAAGATCTGGGTAAGCCGGAAAAACTGAGCCCGAATCAAAAGAAGGCCGCCAAAGCCTTTGCCAAAAAGACTGGCACTAAGTACCCCTCTTTGGTGGCTAATTTACACGGTGCCAAGGCCAAGAAAGGTAACTGGTAATGGCCGTCTCAATGACCTACACCTCTCTGTACAACGACATCTCCAGCTATCTGGAGCGTACAGATACTGCCACGTTAGACAAGATCCCCACCTTCATTATGCTGGCTGAGCAGACCCTTGCCAGCGAGATCAAGTTTCTTGGCAATCTGACGGTCAATGAGTCAAATATGGTGGCCGGTAACCCGGTGATCACCAAGCCTGCCCGCTGGCGCAAGACAGTTTCCATGAATGTCACGGTAGACGGTGCACGGCAGCCTGTTTTCTTGCGTACCTATGAGTTCATGCGCCAATACTGGCCTGATGAGTCTGAAGAAGGTGCGCCCAAATACTATGGGGATTACGACTATACGCACTGGCTGGTGGTGCCTACCCCGGATGTAGCCTATGACTTTGAGGTGATGTACTACGAAGAGGTTCAGCCTCTGGACGCCACCAATCAAACCAACTGGTTCACTCAATATGCTCCGCAGGCCATGCTGTATGGCTCCCTGCTGCAGGCTATGCCCTTCCTGAAGAACGATGAGCGTATGCCTATGTGGCAAGCGGAGTACAACAAGATTGTTACCCAACTGAAAACAGAGAACATTCAGCGTCTGGGTGACCGTCAGGCGATTGCTCAGGATAGCTAATCATGACCTTTACCAGCCCGTTCACTGGGGATGTCATTGTCCCAACCGATGTCAGTTACCAAGAAATATCCCTGACAACGAACAAGACGCTTGTATGGCCGACTTTTGCTACGGGTAGCCAGCTTTATGCCTCCCGGATCATTGACATCACAGCGAACGCTTCAGGCCGCACCTTGACGATGCCTGCGGCTGATCAGGTGTCCGTGGGTACAGACTCCCTGATCAACAACTTCGGCGGGTTTGACGTTGATGTTCTGGATAACGACGGCGGTGTAATTTGCACTGTGGCGTCAGGTGAGGCTCAGTACATTTACATTACTGACAACACCTCTGCTGCCGGTGTCTGGGGCATTATTGCTTTTGGTTCGACCACGACTACATCCAATGCCAGCGTATTGGCTGGGCTTGGGCTGGTGGCTATATCGACCACCCTGAATCAAAGCCATCCAGCCTCATCCTTTGTGAATGGCTACACGTTTGTGGCGAATGACCGGGCACAGACCAAGGTTTGGGCTTCTGGTGCTGGATCTGTCACCCTGCCGGATGCCAGCACAATTGGCAACAACTGGTTCTTCTTGCTGAAGAACAACGGCACAGGCACATTGACCGTTGCCTGCTCTGGCGCAAACACGATTGACGGTAGCGCCACTAAGAACTTTGCCCCAGATGAGTCTGCCTTCATCATTAGTACAGGCTCAGAATTTGTCACTGTAGGCTACGGTCAGAGCGCCAACTTTATTTTTACTGCACTGGTAAAGCCGGTCACCACTGGCACTTACCTGATTACGCCCAGTGAAGCTTCAAACACGATTCAGGAGTATGTTGGCAGCCTTACGGGTAACGTAATCGCCCAGTATCCGCCTGCAGTCAACCTGTACATCATTTCCAATCAGGTAACAGATAACGGCTATTCACTGACCATTACCACTGGTGTTGTGGGTGGCGCGAATGCGATTGTTCCTCCGGGTCAGCAAGTAACGTTGATCTGTGACGGCACCAACTTTTTGAACGCCAACACGGTTCAGGCGGGTGCTACTGCGATCAGCTTGGTTAACGGAACTGTGGGCACGCCTGCGCTTAACTTTGCCGGTGAGACAAGCACAGGTATTTATCGTCCGGGCGCTGGACAAATGAACATTTCTATTTTGGGTACAAATCGGGTTGCGTTTAGCGCGACCGGGGTGAATGTGACGGGCTCTGGAAACTTTACGACAGGTATTGCCGGGGGTGTATTCACATGACCAAGAAGGTATTTAGCCCAGATACAAAGCCCGGAGTTCAGCGGGACGGCACTATTCTGGACAAGATGTTCTATAACGATGGCCGTTGGGTTCGCTTTCAGCGTGGCCGCCCAAGAAAGATGCTTGGCTATCGCCAGATTGTTGGGGATATGGCTGGGCCATCTCGGGGCATTTACATCAACGTCCAAGACAACTTCAACTATGTTTTCAACGGGTATTCTGATGGCTTGCAGGTCATCCCTATTGATAACAACGGCATTGGATCTGGGGTAAGTAATTTCACCCTGACTGACTTTACCCCAGATGTTGATAACCTTTGGCAGTTTGACACGCTCTACGACACCACTGGCGGCGGTCAAGAGTCATTAGTTGCCCATCCGGGACAAAACCTCAGTGATATTTCAAACACCGTCAATACGCCAGTCTTGATTGGTGATGTTACAGGCACAAGCATGACCGCCGTTATGGATGGGGCGAGCCCTGTTGAGGTCAGCGGTGGATGCGTAGTCTTGCACCCCTACCTTTTTGTTTACGGCAATAATGGCCTGATCAAGAACTGCGCTGCCGGGGATCCCACGGATTGGAGTGGGGCTGACGCCAACGAGACAAACGTGGCGGGTACAAAGATCGTTCAGGGCTTGCCAGTGCGAGGTGGTTCCAACTCACCATCCGGCCTCTTTTGGTCTTTGGACTCCCTGATCCGGGTTTCGTACAACCCGACCACCATTTCCAATGGCGTCACAACCACAACCTTGTTTTGGCGGTATGACATTGTTTCCAGCCAGTCATCAATCTTGTCTGCGCAGTCGGTTATCGAATACGACGGTGTTTATTATTGGTGTGGCGTTGACCGCTTCCTGATGTACAACGGTGTTGTCAAAGAGATCCCGAACAACATGAACCAGAACTGGTTCTTTGACAATCTGAACTATGCGCAGCGCCAGAAGGTCTATGTGTCCAAGGTTCCTCGGTATGGCGAGATCTGGTGGTTCTACCCTCGCGGCGACTCTGTTGAGTGCAATGATGCGATTGTTTATAACATCCGTGAGCAGACTTGGTATGACGCTGGTCAGGCACTTGGTGCCCGACGGTCGGCTGGGTTCTTCTCGCAGGTTTTCCCCTTCCCTGTAAATGCCGGGACAACCATCAATGCTACGGGTGGCGCAAACCTGTTTACGTTGACGGCTGGCTCTGGCTATACGGACGGCACCTACACTGACGTTGCCATGACTGGCGGCACTGGAACTGGCGCTCAGGCCACGATTACCGTAGCTGGCGGCATAGTAACGGATGTCGTTATTACGGCCAATGGCATTAACTATACGGTTGGCGATGAATTGACGTATGCCCTGCCGGGCGGCGGATCCAACTTTAAGATCACGCTTACATATGTCATGAGCTTTGTTTCCCTGTGGCAGCATGAGTTTGGCACGGATGAGATTAAGGGGATCCAAGTCAGCGCCATTGAGAGCTACT